CCGCGTAGCAGCATTTGCACGTGCTGTGAATGAATAAATGATCCTGCTCCCATCACCCATATCATCTCGAGCCCGCGTTATCGCGGGCTTTTACTTGATGGCCGCTTTTTGGCCACATAGAATAGAAAATGGTAGAAATAGCGGCCAAATAGCGGCCAATGACGTTTTCGGGGAATTCCCCGAACCTCTACAAACTGCACACTTTAAGGAGGTTATGAGAGTATGTCGCGAACCCGTCATCCTATCCTGAGTAGTTTTGCACACCTCACCTAACCCTTGTACCCGTTACAACTTGCACGTTTCGCCCAATTCTTTGATGGCCGCTTTTTGGCCGCTTGGAATCGAAAGCGATGCCAATAATGACAAAACAAAAACTCCCACGTGTCTCACGGTCACGTGGGAGGTGCATTAGTTGGAGCGAATCACTGATCTTTGGGTCTTGGCTGAGATCTTGGTGACTTCCTTGCCAGCGATTCTACGCCACTTGAGTTCGTCTCAACAATCGTTTCATCATTCTGCGATAGTTATGGCAATTACTACAGTACGCTGTCTGCTCTCCCGGGCTGTGTGACGGAGCATGTCCAAAACGGCTACGCGGCAGCAATTGATGACACGCAGGACAATCTTTAGCCCAGGGATCGCGTCCCTCCTGAGCATGTAGAACCGCATGCTGTGAGCGTGAAAGTATCTCCAGGTTCTCAACCCTGTTATCCAGCTTGTCGCCATTCTTGTGATGTATAAGTTCGCTAATTTCCAGGCATCGCCCTAAATGAAGTTCCATCACATGACGGTGCTCTAATATGCGGCGACCCTTAACCGAGATCACGCGATAGCCGTATACATCAATCCGCCCGCTTCCGTATTTATGTCTTGGCGGCATTCGTTTTCTCTGCTGGTTCTGGCGGTTTTGATGGAGCATCCGTTACATCAGTACAGAAGCGCTCGAAGCTCCAATCAGCCCATGGCCAGAGAAAGGTGCCAATGCGGGCAACCAGAAACTGATGATCAGCATCCTCAAGGGCAAGCACATCGCCATCGCAGTCCTCGAGCGCATCAAGGATGCGCAGAGCGCGCCGGTTGGTTTCACGATCAAACCCGCGCCGCTCGCCATTGGCATCCTGGCTGATCTCGCCCACAACCACCTCGAGCTGTTTGCGATAATCCATCGTCTGCCCTTTGCGTGTTTCGACTTCCTTCAGTTCTATGTATCTCATGCGAGTGTAATGTCAGCCTCCCCGTGATAGATGATGTGATAATAGCAAGTCAGCTGTGAGATCGTGGTCAGGGATGTATCAACCAGAATCTTATATGTGATGGCATTGGTAGCAATGACATTCGGATTTGCAGGAATGGCTGTTGCCAGGCTGACCGCTGAATCCGCATTGATTGCATGACTGATGGCATTCAGTCCCACGCCATCGGACGCGGCACTGGCCTGCGCGCTTGATAATTCCCGGACATTGAACATAGATGTATTCGTAGCGCCATTGTGCCCAAAGATAAAAGTGATTGTACGTCTGTAGACATGCGTCTGAATTGAGCCCGATACCTGTTTAGCTACAAACACCATATGCACCTCGCCGCCGCCGGCTACATGATCGGTAGTCCCAAAGGTGATGCTAAACAAATCCGTGAGCGTGTTATCAACCAAATCCTTATAGCCGCCAAGTACCATGCGCTCATTGGTAACGGTCTGCCCCTTATGTACCGTGCGAAACGACATGACCGCTGAGCGTGTAGCATCGGTAGCATTCTGCCAGCGCGTATCCATCGCAGCTGCAAGCCGGGATGCTGTAGTGGATGACTTCAACTGAAAGGCTTCACGCATCCCGAACCCAACTGCTGCTGTCCCGGCGTAATCCAGTGTCCTCGTGTGTGTCTGAATCATTGAACTGGAAAAGGTGGTCAGATAGTTCGATGCAAGCCATCCATCTGCCACTTCAAAGTAGTTGCCATTGGCACGCACCATGCGTGTCTTACTGGTATCAATGAGTAGTCCGTGGTTATTGAGGTTTGCCGCTATAGCACTGGTGGTGACGTTGATCCTTGCACTGGATGACTGACCTATTTCAATCTGATTGCCGCCACTGAATGTATCGTAGTAACTGCGCAAAATCCCTGTGAACGATCCGGCTGCATCTTTGAAATAAAGGTTCGCTACCACATCACCATGACCAAGCGCAGCACCGAGACGGTTGAAAGTGACTGTTGTTGCTGCATTCGTGCGATCAAAAGTCAAATCACCGCCAAGCGTGAGGTTCGCCCCGCTGACCACACTCGAGGTGACCGCCCCAAATGCACCAGCATTATTGAACTGCAACGTACTCACAGGCGTTGCTGGTGTTCCACCGCCACCCGCTGCATTGATTGTCGTGTCAGTGATTGAGAGATTCGTGCCCAGCGTCAGCCATCTGACCTGCCCTGCTGAATTGTCCCAGAAGGCTATCTGATCAGCTGCCGCTGGTGATGCAGTCGGTACAAGGTAGTTACCTGCTATCTTGTAGAAGAGCGCGCCAACTCCACCCTCACTCGTGTTCAGTCCTGCAGCCTGCACCTGGAAATAGACTGACGTGCCGCCGCCGCCGAATAGCGTCACACTTCCATTCGTGCCCGTATCACTGATCGACACCTTTGCGCGAGTATCACCAAACGCCGAACCTGCGCCCAGATCAACACGCGATCCGCCTGCAACTGCCAGATCGTTCCAGCAGTGCAGATACCCCATCATCACCACACCAACTGTTGGCAATTGCCCGCGCCAGAGTATGCGCGAGACTACATCGCCGCCAATCAATGCGGTATGAGTGCTGCCGCTGATCCGGCCACGCTCAAAGGTCAATTGACTGCCGGCTGCTGCGTCTCGATAGTCAGTAAAGATCACTCGAGATGGTGCCCCGCCAGTTGCACTCACAAGCACGCTCATATCGTCAGATGTCACATTACACACTGTGAGATCGCCGCCAAGAGTCAGATTCGAGCCAGAGACTATCGAGTTCGACAGCGCACCGAATGCGCCGGCGTTGTTGTATTGCAGAGTGGAAAACGGTGTCGCTGGCACGCCGCCTGATGCGCTGGCTGCATTGAGTGTATTCGTCGCGCCATCAATCGCGAGATTCGCACCAATTGTCAGCCAGGTGACAGCTCCCGCACCTGCTGCTGCTGAGTCATCCCAAAAGAGAATCTTGTCAGCACCGGGATCTGCGAGACTCGCACCAGTACCGCCACGCGCAAGCGCCACAACTCCCGCTGTGATATGCGATGCATCCAGACTGCCCCACGTTGGTGTTGTTCCGCCCTTCAAGTATTGCGAAGTAGTACCCGCGACAGTTGAGACGAAACTCCCGCTTGCCTGATAGAACACCCCGCCATCGATTCCCGTTGAAACGCGAATCCCGCCCGTTAGCAGTTGCACGTAGTGAGAGCCAAACTGCATCTCTGTCGTAACTGCGGAGAGTGTGAAGCGCTTGTCTGCAGCTTTGCCGAGTTCAATGACTGCACCATTGCCGCCAGTGTCGTTCTGATATGCACGCAGATAGCCGAAATCGGTTGTCGTACCTGAGAGATTCTTCCGGAATGTAATCTGTCCGGCCAATGTACCCGATGCAACGTCTGTAGTCTTTTCGATGATATGCGTCAGTGCAGTTGCAGCACTCAGTGTTAGCACCCCGCCAAGCGTGACATTCGCACCAGAGACCAGGCTCGAGGTGACTGCACCAAATGCACCAGCATTATTGAACTGCAACGTACTCACAGGCGACGCTGGCAATCCGGAACTGCCTGCACCTGGAGGTACCTGCCATGTCGGTAGCAGCACGCCACTGACATTCGTTACTGTCAGTACTTTGCCTTCATCATCGGGATTGCCTGGCGTTGGGTCGTTAAACAAGGCGGCGGTAGGTACCAGATACCCTGCAGCATCCCGATAATAGACAGCACCAGTTGTGCCGTGTGAAAACTGAAAGCCATCACTACGTACCTGAAAATAGTTCGCGCCTGCGATCAGCCCGGCAGTGCCGATTGTCGCACTCTGACTGACAGCAAGGCGTGCCTGATCGATTGCGCCTGCTCCGACGTGGATGACGTTGCCCGCTGCAGTGCTCACGAAACTTCTGACGTAGCTTGATTGCGTCATCACGCCACTGACCGGGCTATGGAATACAAGCGATCCAATGCCAAAGCCATCATCAAGATCACCAGGGGCAGTCGCCTTTGCACGATAGAAGGCCAGAGTAATGGCTTCATTCGCATCTATCGTTTTATACCAGGCCGTAGTTTCAGTAATCCTTTGATCGAATTGCACAGTACCGACAACGTGTAATTGCGCGGCTGGCGTCAATGTTCCGAACCCGACATTGCCTGCACCTGATGCTGTGATGATTGCGCGTCGGTTCGTGACTGCGCCGCCAAGTGATGTTCCAGGCGCTGCAATCCTCAGCGCTTCCCAGTTTGTGAGTGTCGATCCGTGAACCTGAATATTGAGCTCAAGGCTTCGAAGCGTAAGTGTGTTTGCGTTGATGTTTGAATTGACATCAACGTTCGTGCATACGAGGCTCGTGTTCGATACCGCGCTCGAATCCCGGTCCAAACTGAAGTCAACATTCTTCAGTGACAATAATGCTGTGGTATTGCCAGCATCCGTGACCCGCAAATTGGAGCCTGTCATCGTGGCAGCTGTGTTTCCGGCTCCAAGCGATACCGAACCGTGTATGACACCAAAATTCGTGCCGCCAGTATTGGTGTGATACACATTCAGTTTGTGCACCAGTCCTGTTTCTGCGCCAATGGCCACCTTGCCATCTGCCGCAACTGTCATATAGAACTGATTACGCCCTTCAATCCTGAGTGGCGCTTTGTTCGTCATTGATCCCTGACTGCGGAGCAACAACACTGCACCAGAGCCAGGCGCATCTGCGGCAGTCTCGATAACAAAGCATTCCTCACTCTCAGCGCCACTGAACTGAAACGCCAGTTGATGATCAGTCATTGAGAATGCTTTGATCCGGGCCGTTGGCGGATCAGTTATTGGTATGTCGGGATTCAGAACCTGATCAAGTCGCACAGTGCCACTGCCACCACCACCGCTCGCACCCATATCAAACCAGGCACCAGTCGCATAGGAGAGCTGCAGCGTTGTGCCGTCAGCCTTCGGCCGCACGCGCATCTCACCTGCTGCCGAGACAGGTGCCGCCTCAGTCGAGGACATATCAAAGCGCAGTGCGGTGCTTTTACGAATTCTGCCCATTATGGTGGTGGTGGTTCGTGTACTGTGAGCGTTGTGAATGGCGTTTCAGGATCAACTGTAATGAATGCCGGATTCGATATCTCAGCCTCCTCCTGGCCTTTGGTTAATGTTTTATATGAATAAGTGCCGAGATGCTCATTAATATTTACCGGCACCCTGATCACTGAATCCGGCGACCAGAGCACAAAAGCCTCATTGATTGCATGCGTGCCCACCTGCCCCTGAGTGTCTCTGATGCCACGCTTCAAATGATCAAGCCTCCAGACATGCCCTGAATCAGTCGGAAAGCTGTATAGATCGCTGACATCATCAATATCACGGAACTGCAATACTTCTTTTCCAAGTATGCACAGGTTAGCCGTGGTTGTGGCATTGAAAGCCTGATCAAGCGTGCCAAGTATCGTTGTCGTCCCGAGACCATACGGGAATTCAATATCCACAGTGTTGGTTGTATCAAGTCCGGTAGCGCTTGCGAGCACTGTGCGCGCCTTGCCAATCACCGCTGCCGTGACTGTGCTGGCCATTGGTTCATAGTCTTTATAGGTATCATCTGAACCAGCTGCATTGCGATAGAGCGTTGCACCCTGCCATACAGCTGGTGGGGTGTCAGTTGATACCTCACTTGGACCTGCCGCCCAGTAGACGCCATCAAACTGATCGTGATCATCTACGAGCGGTGGGCAATTTGAGATGACATTGACGCTGTGAATATAGTTGTTTTCATCAGATGGTGACGGATCTTCGATGGCTACCTCATCAGGATCATAGCCAAGCCCCTGAAGCCTGATCTGCCTGATGCCCTCGATATTGACGCGCTGACCTGGCGCAAATTCCATAGTCACAATGCGCAGATCAAGCGCCTGGCCATTCGGTGCCGGAATAGTCAGCGTATCGCCAGGATGATAGGCAATATATTTTGGCGGCAGTGACACGGCTATTGAATCGCGTTCAGTCCACATCCGCGACAGGAGCTGACTGGCAACATTCTGCGCACCAATCTTCGTAGTTGATGCGGGCAGGAATAGCTGCTGCACGCCTGTGGCCACGCCAAACTGCCTCGCATAGCCAGCGCTTGACTGCTCATAAGCCCTGCTAGGATTGAAGAAGGTGATCTCTACTCGCTGCGGTATCTCGATTGGCTGATCAGCCGTAAGCGCAAACTTCACCGGCTGGTCAGACTGATCATCACGGCCCTTTTCGATTGCACCAAGATCGCCATCTGCTACTGTTACTGATGAACTTTGCGGCAATGGAAATGACTTTAACTTCCCATCAACTTCAGCCACGGCAAATGGCGACCACATTGAGAGCGCTTCAAAGGTCTGCTTAGGTGGTGTGGGCCCGTCGACATACCAGCCTATAGGAAAATCCGTGGGTGCATTGTTGGTGATCTGCGCTGCGCTCAAGCCGGCCAGCGAGCACTCCCGCGAATATACATCGGCAATCGTATTGTCAGATGAAACCACTTCAACAAGTATCTGCGGGATGACGTTATATGAAGGCGTCAAATCCATATCACGCCACCACAAGGTGACATAACCACGATAAGCCGGTTCAGCTTCCTCACCTGATGTAGCAAACCAGTCGCATCTGTCTGTCTGCGATTCCTGCCCGAGCAGGATCTGAAAAGCCTGCGCAAAGCCGAGGTTTTGCAGGTGCGGCGCATTGAGTGCAATCGGCTCACCATAGACATCCGGATTGGTGCCGGTAAGCGATGCCGGATCAACTTCATAAAGCACATTGCCGTTGTACCAGATGCGCGAAATACCGAGGATGTTGCCGTTCAGGTTCTCGCAGACGACGGCACCAAGCGAACAGGAATAGCGCGTTTCAAAGTTCGCAGCCTGGCGTTTGCCAGCAGCTGACACTTGAATCTTCGAAGGCGTGACAGTCCCACGCGCAATGATCTTTGCCGCAACAGCAAATGTCCCATAAATACGCGGGAGGGGCGCGCCTTCCTGAGCAGTGGTCAGCCTGACATCCTGTTTTTGACCTTCTGTTGGTTTTGGGCGTGTTAAGTAAGCCTGCAAATAGGAAAGGCCAATACTAGTGCCCACAATAATCGCGCCCACAAGGATCTTGCCCAATAACGTAAGCGCGATAACGCCTGCACTCAAGGCACTAAACGGCTCAGCGCTAGCCGTGCCTGCGAGCATGAGAAGAAACAGAAATGTATATAGAGCTCTACGCAACATTCGGATAATCAAACTGCGCGTATATATGATCTGACAATCCCGGCAATAGACCGTATTCACCTATCTGCAATGTGCCTGGAATCGAGCCAATCATTTTCCAGACGCCATCATCGCGACGATGCGAGACGATGCCAATATGCCGAGGCAATCCATCACGACCGGAAAAAACAAGCAGCACTCCAGGCTGTATCTCGTCAGTACGAACCAGGAATTCATCAAGTGTGTCAAAGTTGTCGCGAGATGGCGGAAAGGAATAATGCGGGATCTTCCGTTCGCGATCGACAAGCTCGAGCTCCCACCCGATCCAGATAGCGATCCCAATGCAATCAAGCCCATAGTCAGGATTGCGCCCATAAGGACGAAACCGCACCTTGCGCGCAATTAATGATCGCAGCAGATTGACTATATCTTCGCGTGTTTTCATGTCCCCTGCCCCGGTGGTGCGCGATTCACCAAATTATCAGCAGGCAGATAAAGATCATCGCCTATCAAGTATGGAAAGCCTCGAAAATTGACGAGGTTGCCATTAGTCTGCGCGGCATTCCTGAACTTGCCAAAACAGTGATTAGTTGTCCTGTCGCAGCCCGCGTATGCATACAAGGTATCGCTAACAACGATGTCCTGGCCGGGTGCGTTCAAGAGGCTGAGCGTTTTTTCTCCGCCCAGGCCAAGCGATGTTGATGCGATCTCGCTTTCATATCCGGCATTCGCGCCTGTAAGCCATGTCATGACGCCAGCTCTGAACCAATCTGTTGATCCACCGCCATCACTGCCAATTGATGCGCCGGTAACCTGGATCGTAATCTGATCGACCACTACCGAAACAGTGAGAGATTGCCGGAAGGCAACGCCAGTCCCGAGTTGCGTGCTGGTCATATCAAACTTGCACCGGCTGTCACCAAGCCGGCGCACATCGCATCGCCTTGAAAGAATGCGCCCCACAGGCTGTGAGAGCACTCCGAGCAGGCCGCGCATCTCGGCACTGAATACATTGTCATTCACACTCACGCGCCCGATATAGCCTGACTGGAAGGTATAGCCGCCCTGCGAGACATCATCGTAATTGCAGAAGCGGCGCTCAAAGATCGCATCATTGAACTTGCCGCGCAGCACATCAGCAAGGCTGATAGTTCCCGATTGAAAGAACCCCGCACCCTCACTTGCATCAATTTCCATTCGAAGATTCGATTTCACGAGGCTGACGCGCATGCCAGGCCGTGAGAGATAGAGCTGCCCACCAACTGTCAGGTTCTGCGTATGGCTGGTGAATGCGAGGATTGATCCAACTACTGGCGTAATCCTGATGAGTTCAGCCAGGCTGGTGGCTTCTGATGCGATATGCGCGGCGAGGCCGGCTGGTATATTGCGCGGCATTTAGAGCACCCCTACGAAGCCTATCGGCGCTTCAAATGATTCATTCCCTGTGTAGCCAATGACGAGCGCATCACGATCAAACCTGACCGCAAAGCCCTCGCGCTGGAATGCAGTGCGCCGGCCACGCACGCAAAGAAATGTACTCAGCAGCGTTTCAAGATCATTGCGATTTTCCATCAGGCAGTTACCGGCAAAGCCAACTGCCCCAAGTGTGTACTGTGCTATGCGTTCCTCACTATAGCCGCCGCCGCGATAGATGTAGGTTGAGTAATCCTCAGTACGCTCGCGCCCTACTTCAATAGGCAAAGGGAATTCATAAGTGATTGATGAGCCCAGCGCCGAGCCTCCAGTGGATGGAATATCTGAATCAAATGTTTCGATGATGTCTAACCTGACTTCGTGCCAGTCAATGAAGTAATTCCGTTCAACGTAGCGATCAGTGGCAAAGCGTGCCTGAATTTCAAACTGCCCCGACCAGGTGCCACCTGCATTGCCTGAAACAACTCCTGTTTCGTAATTAAGCGTGCCGCCGCCCGTAAAGCTCACGGTGCCATTGATCGGCTTGGTGATCGGGCGATCATAGTTTGTACTGCCGACCGTATAGCGCTTGACGAGCTGCCCGCTCACTATCGGCTCATTTACGGCTCGATGATCAAATGGATCCTTAAAGCGGAAAGAATCTGACTGCCCGCGCCTGGCATCAAAGAATGTCAGCACACTGACGCGCGTAGCATCATTGATGGTTGAAGTATCAAGATTGAATACTCGTCGCGCATGAATGCCGGATGCGCCATTGCGCTGCTCTGATCCATCGGCAGTATGCACAATAATCGTTTCGAAAGTCGGCCCACCTGTAATGCCTCCATTTGCAAAGATCGCGTCCGTTGGGAAGGATGCTGACTCGAAGGTGGGCATATCACCTCACGCCTTCATTTCTCTGAGCTCTGCGCACTGCCGATAATACTGAAGCAGCCATCTGATCCTGGCTGCGTCTGTCGATCTGGCCGCTTGGCGTGGTGATGGCAAAGTTGAAAGTGTAGGCATTCCCACCGCCAATGCCTGTGGGTGCAACTGTGAGCGGGCGCGCACCACTGAATATGAGCTCCGGTCCCCGCTCCCCTACTACGCCAAGCTGATTTGCGGGCAGCACGCCACCTGCTTCGAAGAACCCGCCAAAGATAGTACCAATCCCTTTGAGGATGCCGCCAAAGACGCCCTTCACGCCGCCAGTCGAGAGCCCGCCAAAGATAGTCTTGAGCGCATCGTTGAGCAGGTCTGTGAGCCCCTGAACAACAGGTGTAATGAAAGATTCGCGGAATGCTTTGGTAAACTCAATCGCAAACTGATCAGCAATACCAAGCGCGAGCCCACCGAATGCCTGACTGAGTGTTTTCTGCGCTGTCAGTATGCTCACAAGAAAATCATCGAAGATGAGCGAGAACTGATCATCAAGACGCGCCTGCTCATAGGTGCGAATCGTGTCTGGCGCTGGCATGCCTGTGAAGATTGGCGCACCTGGGAATGGCTGACCAGGTCCGCCCTGTTGTACTGGTGACAGTCCTGGCGGCAGGGCCAGCGGCACACCTTTGGTAATCTTTTCAATCGCCTTCCCGAGGTTTTCGATTCTGCCTATAGGTGAAGTCGCATCCACTATTGCTTCATTCAATCCTTTGCTGATTGCAAACATCGACGCGATCGTAGTTTCTTCAAAAAGTTTCTTTCGAGTGTTTATTCCATCCTGAATGATCTGCATATACTCACGCTGAAACTTCTCTTCAGCGCGCAATGCTTCCTCAGCGAGTTTCTCTGCAACGCTTCTTCCTCCTGGTGCTTTAGGTGACTTCGTCCTGTCCGTTATATCTGTAGGCCAGATCCGTGTTTCCGCAGTGACTCGTGGTTGACCCAGGTCAAAGAGTCCCTGCCACTGTCGCTGCCTCTCGGTTGCCCCTGCATTGAGGACCATTTGATTGACATTGGAAAGCGAGACGCTCCGCAATCCGGTGACAAACAAGTCCCACAGTCCATGGGATTCACGCAAGCGCCGATTGAAATCATCAAAGAACGCTTCGAGGGCTTTGCCTGTAGAAGATGCTGCCAGGTTCTGAGTGAAGATACCCCATGAGTAGCTGAGTGCATTGATCTGCTTATCCAGTCGCCCGCCTGCTTCAACCGCATCCTTCCCGGCAATCAGGTGCCAGCGCTCAAGCTGCTCTGTGGTTGCACCAAGTACAGTCCCAAGATCTCCGGAGATGCGCGCGAGCGCGCCGGCGCTGCGCCCGAAGGCTTCATTGCTTGCCTGTGCGCCTGAGAGGGTTGAACGGATTTCACCGAGGCGCGAAAGAGTTTCAACAAAGGATCCTGCAATATCGTTTGCTGCTTTCTTGCCATCCACGCCCATGTCCTTGAGCGCTTGCTGAGCTTTTTCCGAACCTCGAGCCGCTTCAACCACCGTTGACTGATACTGCATGAATGCGCGTTCAACCTGCCCGACATCCTCACCTGCAAGGCCAAACGCTGCCGAGAGCCGTTGCACCTGATCGAGTGAGAGCCTGGTAGCTTCAGAGATATCAAGCATCTGATCTGAGAGCTTGACGCCTTCAAGCGTCAGCTTGACGAGGCTGGCTGCAGCTGTCGCCGCGGCAGCGCCAATGCCAATCAGCGAGCCGCCCATAACCCCGAAACTTGAGATCAGTTCACCAGCCTGGCTGGCAAGGTTCTGCATCTGGCCGGCCATCTGCCCCACAGGTCCGCCCAGCCCTGAGAGCGCACTCCCCAGTTGACCTGCGGATTGCGACGCAGCTTTGAACCCCTGGCCTGCGCTCGCACCTGACTGATTCAGGCGCGTTTGCAATTCGGTTGCTTTTGCCTTCGCCTGATCAAACTCAGATCTGATCTTGTCGAGAGTGCGCGTGACTTCCTGCTCACCACGCTTCATCCCGGTGGTATCAAGCCCCAGCGCTACAACTGCGAGATCCGCCATCTATCGCCTGCCCTTCACTGGCGTTGACACTTTCGCCTTTGCGCTCTGCGCCTTGTAGGTTGCTGCCATGAATATTGAATCAATGCGCCTCACCATCTTCACATCCCAGTATGACAATCGCGCCCCGGTTAATTCCCTGTAAGCCTGAATCTCTGAATAGCTGATCGGGTTCACTCCGAACCCATTTGAACCTCGAGCTGCGCTCAACTCCTGAAACACCTGAAACAAGTATCCATCGTGCAATGGAAATGGCGGCTCTTGTTCACTTCGTGGTATCTGATCCCGCGCGCTCAGCTTCCGGTTGAGGTCAATGAACTTGCCACTGGTGCTATCCCCGTTGCACTCATCACGAAGCGCAGTCACAAGCAGTTTGTGACCTACTGCAAACTGCCAGTAGCACCAGTCAACGATTTTTTTTCGATGTCCTCGAGCACATCCGGAGCGAGATGATGATTGTTCTCAGCATCAGCCGGTGCGCCAAAGTTCGTGAGATCATTGAGGAAATTGAATACCTGATTGAAGACAAACGGCAGGCTGTAAAGCCACTCCATATTCACAGGTGTGCAGGCCAGCGTAACACCCTCGCGCTCGATATTTTCCCATTCCCTTGTGACTGCCATAAAGCATTTCATGCGGTGCTTTTCGAAGCGCTCAATATCGCCTTCGGCTATCTGCGTCACCTGGCCCTGCTTCGATACAATGCGCTCAACCTGCCATGTCTTTTCCATTTCCTGCCAGCGCCTGGATAGTGGTGATGAGAAATGAATGCGCGCTGGCAGATCATCACCGAGTGGCTCATTCGTGTATGGGTGCCTGACCGTCATCCACGCGCCGCGCTCTTCCCATGATTCAATCTGCTTAACAACCT